TCATATCAGCAGGTTAGAACCTAATATTAACATAAGCAGATAACCACAGTCTACTTATTTTTTTTAACTTAAATATAGTTAAATATATCTGTTTGATATACATAAATATTTTGTCTTGTCTTACAAAACATTTGATACATATCAGTTGCTGGTTTATTTATATCTAGTGTTTCAAGAGTTTCAATAAACGCATAGCAATCATCTACAGTTGTATACTTAGCTGTCTCATATGTACATAATGGAAACGGTACTAATTGACATAATGACGCATCCCAAGTATTTTCTTCGTTTAGAGCATAATTAACCAATGCCATATTTATAACATCTGGATCTATAATATGCTTATCTGGATTAAAGTTCCAAATATAAGTATTGAAATCTACGATTACGTTATTCAAGTATATTCCAGCATATTTTCCATTAGCTACATTCATATCACAACATACCACCATTTTATGTCCCATATTACTCATATAGTGAATTCCTGAAATAGTAACAGCAGTCATACTATCTAGATATATAAACTTAGGTAAGTTTTTATCATTATTATTTATATATAGATAAGGCATCTTTAAATAATAATTTCTAAATATCTTTAAGAACACATCGTCATTATTATAAAGTCTATTATACATATCACTCATTATATCATGATATAGACTTTTAGGAACTATAATTTGATAAAGTTCTCCTATTTCTTTATTCATAAATATATCTATCATATCATTACTACTTATTACGTTATTAATACTAAGATGCATCGCAGTACTAGCAATACTAGCCATATCTACAGTCTTACGCATTCTAGCAATAGCTCCATTAAGCTTTTTACTAGGAGCAAGTCTACTGTCGGCATATTCGAGCTTTAAAGCCAAGTTATTATTACTTAAGTAAGCACGATGATAATTCTTATTTTCTATACTATCTATAAGCTCATCACCAAATATTATTACTACACTACTAGTACCTCTAAGTAAGTATAATATATTATTAAAAGCGTCTATACCTATATTATTAACAAATCCTACTACTATTACTTTAAACTTAGTTCTTATATCATTTATTACTTCTGGAATCTTTTCCATATTAGTAAATACATGAGCATTTATGCTCTTAACAGATAGAGGATAAGACAAATATGTACTTTCCATCCATCCAGGAACTCCTGCAAAGTTTTCTGGAGTAAGAACTACATTATTGCTATCTGTATCACTTATAAATAATACATCATCTACATTACATTTTCCATATAGCATTGCTTCATTTTTAAATAACCATGCAATTATTTCTGCGTATACTGTCTCTTTTTTTATATTGATATCCGCACTCATAGATATCAAGCTTCTATTTAGGTAAATCTTATTATTTTCTTGAATCAAGACTAACCCCTCCTTATATGTATATTTACATACTCGCTTGTCCATAAAAAGTTCAAAACAATGGCCTGTCAAAATATTAACAATATAGGAGGTATAATATAAATGATAGAAGATTTACAGGCTAGACTTAATCAGGCTGGAGCTATAGAAGTATGTTATTTAGTAGAAGAATCAGCTAGAATAACTAATAATACTTTTAAAGTATGGGTTCCATCTGTTATGGGAAGTGTAGATAACTCTAAAAAAGAATTTTCTACTAAAATAGACACCAAGCAAAACATAGCTAAAGATGCTGTAAAACCTAATCAACTGCAAGAACGTGGATACATTACAGCATTAAATGAAACACCATACGCTTATAGATATGACGGATGGATACCTCACTTTAAAGCTGCTAAAATACATATACAAAAAGGAGAATGGACGTCTGGTAATGCAGATCTTAGTGGACCTACTACTCCTGCTGGTTGTGGACCTCATACTCATGATACTACAGGAACACATCAAGCTAATAATGTAGAGTTTACAGATTGCACTTTAGAAGGTATAGATATATGGAGTAGTACAGAAATAGACTTTCAAAATATTAATAATAAGATAATTAAGAAAGGTCATAGAATGTATGGATGCTTTGTAAATGGTGGAGAACCTGGAGAATTTGTAGTATTCGCTATTTCAAATGTGACTCCTAGATATGATGATACAAAGACTACAGAAAATAAAGATATAGCAGATAAAACTATAGACGGAAAGATTAATCCGACTAATGAGCAAATGCCATAATATAAAGGAGCGTGATAAACTATGGCAGATAAAGCATTTCTAGGTGTAAGACCTTATATAGAACAACCTTTAATAACATCAGAAGAAGCTACTAGTCTTAATATAGCAAATGATCTTAAAGAATATATATTCAGTCAAGCTTCTGAGAATAATTTGCAAGAATATAGTATATATAAGTTTGACACTAGAGATAATATAAGTCCACACGGAAATATATTCTCAGATTTCGTTGCATGGAAATATGCTCATCCAGAATTCTTTATAAATTATAAGATGAGTAAACACCAAGCAGCTATGATGGAATATAAACCTAAATTAATAGCACAGAGCTTATACGGAGATAATTCTTTATTCTATACTATAATGATATTTAACGATATATATCATGAAGCAGAACTTACTAGAGATAGATTAGAAAATCAAGGTATAACAGTATTATCAGAAAGAGGCTTAGAAGCTCTTAAAGAAATAGTTACATTTAAAAATAAGTATGAGTATAATGAAGACGATCCATTCGCTCCATCAGACTTTTAATAAGGAGGAATGATTATCATAGAAATATTAATATCAATTAAAGATTTCGTATATAATCATATATGGAATAATGATCCTATATTAACATTTATTCTATTTGCAAATATACTTATAATGTTTAGATATAATAATAATGTAAGTCCAGCTAGATTAACTACCGCAATAGCAGCTACTGCGTTTGTAAGAACTATAGCAGGATATATAACTCCTGGAACGCTAGATATGTTGCGTGCTCTTACTGGAGTATTATTATTTATAAACTCTGCTTTTAGAATAGTATTAGCATTAGCATACACAGTAAATTTCTTGCAACATATAACTTCTCATTATAAAAATAGTGCATTTACTATATTATGCGTTATACTTTTACTTATATTACTAGAAATTATAAAACATATAAGACACGTACATCCACTGACTGGATATACTCAAGGAGGATAATGAAGAATGAGAAGAGCTAATATTAATCCAGAAGAATTAGACCATATACTGCAACAGTTTACTTTTAAAGACTTTAGTAAAGATATGGCTATGTTCTTTATAACACAAGACGTAGATTATAATGACTTATTTAAATATTCTACTATGAATAATAGTAAGTTTTATAAAAGTGTATTTACATATATATTAGCGTTTATTGTAGAGAGAGCTAAAACAGGAAGATTTACAGAACATATCTGGGATATTACTAGCAAAATGTACTGGACTACATATAGAACTGATAATAATTATCCATTCGAAGATTATTATACTACAGTATTCTTTAGAGATATGTTTAAATACTTTATAGCTAATAATATGGAAATACTTATAATAATGACTATAGATGCACTATCATCTAATCCTAATATAGATCCTAAATGTATAGTAGATCTTATAGTATATACAAAAGAATTTCGTACACGTGGTATCATTACATATATGATGCAAGTGGACAGACTTTCATCTACAGACATACTAAATTTGATACTATTAGAATACGATAGAAGCAAAAACCCAGATACTCTTATGATGTTAATGGAAGAATTTGCACTTACTAAGGATTATTATGTGAATTTATTAGATACTCTTAAAGAAATGTATGTAGTAGTTATGAATGAAGAAAATGATAAGCGTTATGTTTATATAGAACCTAAGATAAGTTCTAAATATAATAAGGCACTAGAATTAGTGCGTACTTCTATTTCTACTGTAGTAAACCAAGACGCAGATTTAGAAATATATCAAAAGCTTGATGAGTTTGCTCTTACATATGAAATGAATCACGATATTCGTAGAGCAAATCTCTATAAATATATAAAAGAATGGATAGTATCAGAAGAAAGAAAAGAATCAAGACAAGCTTCACTAATATGGTATGGATATGAAGATAATAATATAAGTCTTACGGATGAAGACTTTAAGCTTATAGCAATGGATATACTGGCAAATGAATATATGAGAGATGATCAATATTTATCTCCATATGAAATGTTTATAAGAGTGTATAATCTTAACAGATTTAGATTCTTACAAAGTGAGCAAATGTATACACTTAGAGACGAGCTTATATCTAAGCTAGAACGTAGTGGGTATCCTGTGTATATGGCACTTAGAGAAGATATAAAATATCTCATAAATTTCTAACAAGTATTTGATATGATTAATTTTACTAAAGTAATAATTATATATCTTTTTACAGTTATGAATGCAATGCATTGATAATATAATATTATATTTTAATCAAAAAAAAAAGAAGGAGGACATGACATGTCAAAGAAATTTGAAAGACCTAGTCAAACTGTAGTTACAGCTACAGACAAAAAGGTTTCAGTTCCAGTAGCTAATGTAACTGAGACACCAGCAGACGTATCAGCTGTAAATGATACAAATAAAACTTTCGTCACTTATGAAGAAATGATGAATAGCGAAAGAGGACATAACTTCCCTAAGAAGATTACTCCTCTAAAACCAGAAAGAGGATTCCTAGCAGAAACTACTGATATTGATGAAATTGTAAGTTTATCTGTAGAAGATCTAACTTATATTTCATTAAGTATTGATCCTAAAGCTTTAGAAAGATATTTAACTAAACTTGGAAATGATAGAATAATCAAATCTATCAGAGTATATAATGGACCTAAAGGACCATATTTATATGCAAGTCTAGATAAGAATATCGCTATAGATAGAGGACAAAAAACAAACTTATTAGAAGTTTTAGATAGAAGACTTAGTCAAAGACTTAATGTAGACGCTGTTACTAAAGGACCTCTTAAATCATTACTATGTACAGAATACAGAGCTAACTTAATAGATAAAGGAGATGAAATCGGATTTATATTCGATCTTTCTACAGCATTATCTATGTTCGTTACTTCACATGTATTCAGTACTGCACAATTAGATAACTTGAAACTTCAACAAGCTATTTCAACTCAATTCAGAATATCTGAAGAAATAGTATTTGAAGGTGGAAAAATTCAAGTAGCGTTTAGTTTTGTAAATAAACAAGGAAGTACTCTATTACTTAAACTTCCAATGGAAAATATAGTAGGACTTAATTCATCTATGACATTGGCTAAGTTTAAAGCTAAAGTAGACAAATATTTACAAGATAACGTAGATACATCTGCAAGAGTAGAATATATAAACTTTGCTAAACTTCTTAGAACTGAAGCTGTAGCTGGCTTATCTCCAGTAGATACAGAAAAAGCAAAAGCAAATCAAAAGCTTATAACTGAGCTTTCTGGAAATACTGGAAGCAATAACGGAGGATTAAATGTGTCTTCTGTACCTCTTGTATTACTTGATCAAGCTTTCTCTCAAGAAAGACACGTGTTTCATAACTCTACGTTGAATGACTTACTTAAACCAATTCCATCTAGAGAAGGAGTTAAAAGAGATCTTGTAGCAAGAAGACTTGGTTCATTACTTACAGATGACATTATGAGTTTTGCTATAGATGACAGTACTGTTGCTATTTTGACAGATATAGCTAAATTAGTAATGACTGTAGAACTAGGAGGAATCAAAGATTTAAGACTTTCTGTAGTTACAACAGATAACTATTTGGCATATAACTTTACTATTTAGTATTATACCCCATTGATAAGAAGTATCTTATTGATGGGGTTTTCTTTTTTAAACATAAGGAGGAACGTAAAAATGGATAATACGATGGTAAAAGTAGAAGATTTATGCATCGCTGTAGACGAACAACTAGAAAATCTACAAGCTAATCCCAATGCAATCATTCTTGCTATATATAATTATATCCAAAACATCACTATAATATATCCAAATACCTATGTGCAAACATTAGGAAACTACTTAGATTTTATAAAGAGATTAGAAAAATCATTAAATGAAATAGAAATACTCCCAGATGAAAGAAGTTATATTCTTTCCTATTTCAGAACTAATCTCTTTGATATAGATATGAGCGTGATAAGATGACAGAGGAATTGAAAAAAGACATAGTAGAGAAAAAGCTCACATCAGGAGATAATTATTTTAAAGCTCTTCGTAAAGTAGTTTACAATATGTTCGAAGTAGATCCCGCTACTATCGAATGTAAAAAGATATATATAGATGTTAATAGTTGTCTTTCTATAATGTTTAGAGGAGAAGAATATAATACTGAAGAATGTAGGAATGAGTTGCAAAACATTCTTGAGAAATTTATGAATAAAATGATACTTAATAAAGTACAACTTATATTCTTATTTACATTAGAGCCATCCCAAGCTCATATAGACATCTTCCCAGATTGGTGTAAAGAAAGATATAAACGTGTTGATATTATGAAATCAGATTTTCTTAAGAAGTTTTTAGTAGCGATAAAAAGTTATAGCGAAAAGAATAATAGTATAAAACTTGTAAATACACATAAAGTTCATCCTGCTTTAGTAGTATATCAGAATGAGTTTAAGTCCAAAAAGAGATTCTTAGTACTTTCTAAAGATCTTTTATTCCAATGTATAACCCTTAAGACTTGTAGTGTTTATAATGGTACTACGTTTATAGATATAGATAATCCTAATAGAGATCTCCCAGAATTTATAGAATTATCTGAACCAGACGTATTACTTCCATACGCACTTGCACTTATGGGTTCTACCAGAGAAGAGTTTAAGGGAATGCCTAATTATGGTCCGTCTAAATCTTCTAAATATGTGAATAAATATAAGATAGAACTTAAGCTCGGAGTAGATCATCCTCTCAAGGAACATCTCGACAAATATTCTGTGCTATTTGACATTCACAAGTTATTAGAAGTCAATAAGCAAGATATACCGATAATATAAAGGAGGAAGTGATTCTTATGCAAGGATTTTCTGGTAACAAGCAATGGAAATTCAAACAGACTAATAATAAATCTATAGATAGTTCGTGGCGAAATGATAAAAAGAATGGGACATTTATCTATAGAGATATAAATGGAAATAAAATATATGAAGCAACTTATGATAATAATGTACTTTATGGAGACGTAAAAGCCTATAAAGATACAGGAGATATAAGTTCTTCATATCATACTATGCACAATGGGTTGCAAACCGCAACTCATTTTTTTAACCAAAAAAAGATAGCAGACTTTAATTTAACTTCTAAAATATACGTAAATAGTAAAGACTATGAGCTTCCACCTGTAGGAGAATACATACATATCAAACCACAAGATGGAATTCATCCTGCAGAAATGTTCCCCGGAACGGTATGGGATCTTATATCTACAGACTTTATAATGACTTCTGATAAATCAGTATATAATCTATCAGAGCCTCCAAAGTTAGTATTTACTATAGAAAACAGAAACGATACAGATAAAACACGTAGTCCTTTCACTTTAAAAATACAGACAGAAAGACCTATAGAGGCTAAATATAAGATGCTTTATAGAGCTATAGTATATGGATATGCTAATTCTGATAATGGAAAAGTATTTTATAAACGTAGAGTAATTCCATTAGATGATAACGGAACTGCTAATATAGATGATATCAGGATATTTTTTCCTACATTAATAACTCCTGGTATTAGATATAGCATTTCTGGATGGGTTGTGACTCCATATGGTAGAAGTGATGAAAATAGAACTCCTGCTAACTTTAATAAATTATTATCAACTGTAAATGTAAATAGTGAAGAATACTTTAAGTTCTTTAACTGGAATCTAGTAGATAATCCGTATACCGAAGCAGAAAATATAGTACATATCACTGCTAAGAATATATTTGGTAAAAAAGAGCAAGTATATCTATGGAAACGTAAAGAAGATCATATTGGAATAGGGCCATATCTTTATAGCAAAGAGTTTAAAGAATATAATAATGAAAAGCTAGCTCGTAGTGGAACTTATGCTATTGATATAAACGATTATGATGATCCATACTGCGCTTTAGATGGAGAAGACGTTATTTATAATCCAGATGCTATTCATCCTATGATAAAACGTAATTTTAAAGTAGGAAGACTTAATAATAAAATAGAACTATATGATAGCTTTGGTAATATTTATAATGAAATCTTATTAGATTCTGATAAACACATAAAGGCTGGAAAGTTTTCTAACTTTACTCCAGATGGATGGGATAAACCTAATGATGCTATTATATATAAACAGAACGTACAAAAAACATCTCTTATCCCAGCAGAACCTTATGTAGCTTTAGAAGAAGGAGACTTTACTACTATAAAACCGTCAGAATTCGATCCACCAGCTAAAGGAAGAGGATCTATAGCTCAAGTAGAAGGTGCAGAAGATATGTATGATAATCTACACTTGAGAAATATATATGGTATTCCAGATAAGAATATTACAATCAGAATACATTGGGGACACGATACAACTCCTCAACAAAGAGACTTCTATACTACAACTATTATAAATAATAAGGATGAGTCTTATTTCTTGCCTTATAGAACATTTGCTCCTTATCCACTTATAGAACATATTTATAAGACACAAATACATAATAATAAAAAGAAGATAGCAGAATTTGCTTCTCTAAATCAATCTCTAGATCTTATACTTATGCTTAAATCTATAGACGTCGTAGTAGACAGAGCTACAGGACATTATGCTAATAACTTATATCCTGGCAGTAAATGGAAATACGGAGTTAATACACCATTTGGAAATCTAATAGAAGCTGACTCTATAGATATATATCCAAGGTTTTATATAGATAGAGTAAATGTGCAAAATATTAATAATACTCTAGTAGAATCTGAAGAAGAAAAGAAAGGTTCTGTACTATTTGATATAGGAGTATCTTATAATGCAATGAACAACAATTCTTCGGACGTTCTTCCAAAATCACCTATAAGTATATCATATGATATCAGAGGAACAGCTGATACATTTGAAGATACTTATGTAGATAGAACGCTTAAAATATTTAGAATAGGCGCATTACTAGAAAACTTCCACAGTAAAATGAATACTACATATAGTAATCAATATAATAATATACGTGGAATAAATCAAGATCTTCGTAGTAAGCTTAATAATGCTACTGCGATAACTCCTTATATTCCATACGTTTATATGTATGTTTCTTATATAGCGAATGGACGTAAGGTAGAAATGCCTGTAAGAAAGATTACACAAAATCCATTTACAGTAGAATTTACAGAGCTAGAATATACAAACTTAATAAACTATAATGGAACAGTACATATAATTCCTATGTGGAGAGATCCTAATATACCTATTAGTAATAATCCGTATAATCCAAACGATAGTATTAATATTTCTATAGATTGGGGATATGATGATAATAATAATAGACTTAAGACTATTAAGAATATAAACTTACATGATTTATGGGAAGATTTGCGTAATACAACAGATCTTTCTATACGTATATCAGATCATACTAAAATAGGAAGACTAAAGTTTAGAAACTTTTTCTATAGACTTAATACTATACAACCTACGGAAGATAGATATAATGCGGATCAACTTGTACTAGATGAGTTATCTCAAAATCTAGCTAATATAGATAAAGATAACTATATTGGACCTAATATAAGTAGCGTATACGATGCTGGAAAACGTACAGATACTTATATAGGAGATAATAGATCTAGATTCTTTATGAGAAGGCATTATATGTTTGTATCTGAAGATAATAAATATATAAATAACTACAGATATAAT